TATAGTCGGCCATAGTGTTTCCTTTCATATGGCATAAGGGTTGAGACTTGTGCCACCCATCATCGGCACTACGTGCCTAGGGTCAGGTTAACGATGTCAAAGAGCGTGGGCGTCGCCGCCCGGTCACTTGTTACTCATTCACTTGCTACAACTCCTTTATGGCATAGCACGCCGCTTAGGTCAAATTAGGCGTCGCATAGGCGCTTTTTCTGCCCTATAGCACGCGCGCCGCGCGATAGCAGGCAGGCAAGGGGGGTGGGGGGTTGGACTGGACTTTTCTAGCCCCCCACTATTGTAGTAAACCTCTTACAACAAGACCCAAAATTACCAATCTTTACAATTACACACCCCCCTAAGTACAATTTATAAAAAATTTCCCAGCCCAAAAAACCAAATCTTTACACTATTGACCGCCCCCGCCTCCAAGAGTTACCATCCCCCCATGTACATGAGCCCTGTTCACACCAAATGGACCGACAGGTTCGCCTTTGAACTCGCCCTTCTCATGGAAGGCAGTGGGGAAAAGCTTGACGAACTGCTGGATCGGCACGAGTTCGAGGCATCAGACCTCCTCACGTTCAAGGACGACGCCACTTTCCTCAAGCGAGTGGAGTCTTTCAGGGAGGAAGTGCGGACCAAGGGCCTCACATTCAGGGTCAAGGCGCGTGCACAGGCCGAAGAACTGCTCAAGACCAGCTGGATTCTCATCCACGACCCCATCGTGAGCCCCGCGGTGAAGGCCGACCTCATCAAATCCACGGTCAAGTGGGCAGGACTGGACACCACACCCGCCGGGGAGAACGCAAACAGCGCCGGTGGCGTCACGATCACCATCAATTTGGGTGGACAGACACTGGATGTGACGGCCAAACCCCCTGCACCCCAGATCGAAGACGTGGAATACGCTGATGAAGACTGAGGTCCACGCGTTTTACAGCCTGTTTGCGACTCAAGCCTTCGTCGCCACCCTCCAAGCAGCCCGAAAGTCCTACCGGACCGCCCGCGCCGCCCGTCCGAAGCCCGGCAAACCCCTATATGTGGTGCATGTCTACAATGCCGCTTGATATTTCCTATACACCGACCCCCACGGTCACCCAGTTCATGCAATCGGACAAGAAGATGCGGGTCATCATGGGCCCTGTCGGCTCTGGTAAGTCCGTGGCCTGCTGCTTTGAGATTATCCGCCGGGCCAGCCAGCAGAAACCGAACGCTCAAGGCATTCGTAAGACCCGCTGCGCTGTGGTCCGCGAAACTGTCCGCCAACTCTCCGATACCACCATCAAAACCTTCCTCGACTGGTTCCCTTCGGGGGTCTGTGGCAACTTCATGCGCACCACCAAGACCTATTTCTTCAAGGTGGGTGACGTGGAGTGCGAGATTATGTTCCGCGCGCTGGATGACGCGGACGATGTGGCTAACCTGAACTCTCTCGAACTGACCTTCGCGTGGTTCAACGAGTGCCGCGACATCCATCCTGACATTGTGGACGCTATGTCTAAGCGGGTGGGGCGATTCCCCAGCGCCAAGGATGGCGGGGCGACGTGGCATGGGATGTGGGCCGATACCAACCCGCCCACCATGGATACGTGGTGGTTCTACCAGATGGAGAAGATCGACCCCAAGGACGGGGTCAGCCCCAACAACAACGGTTGGGATGTGTTCAAGCAACCCTCAGGCCGGAGCCCCTATGCAGAGAACATCGAGAACTTACCGTCGGGATACTATGATACCCAAGGTCGCTCGGAGGAGTACGTCCGGGTGTTCATTGACGGTGAGTACGGGCTCTCCCTCGCAGGTACGCCGGTGTTCAAATACTTCCGGCCGGACTACCACATGGCAAAGTCTCCGCTGCGTCCCATTACCAACGGCACTCGTCCTATCATTGTCGGCATGGACCTTGGTCTCACACCTGCCGCAGTGATCGGACAGCAGGACCCACGCGGACGTGCCCTCATTATGGCGGAGGCCGTCAGTTACGACATGGGCATCCAGAGGTTCATGCGCACAGTGCTCAAGCCCCTGCTCTACGAGAAGTTTGCCGGCGCACCCATCATCATCGTGGTTGACCCGGCCGGTGTCCAGCGGGCGCAGACCGACGAGCGCTCCGCGGTCGACATCATTAAGGCCGAGGGGTTCAGGGTCATGCCGGCCCGGACCAACAACATCACCCCGCGTATCGCAGCAGTCGACGACTACCTCATGCGACAGGTTGACGGTGACCCCGGGTTCCTCGTGGACCCCAGCTGCATTCGGCTTAAGGCAGCCCTGATGGGGGGCTACCGGTTCAAGAAGAACGGCGACGGGTTGGAGAAGTCCGGTGATGCCGGCAAGCACAGCCACATCGGTGACGCGATTAGTTATCTGATGATGCACATCGGCAGTCTCGACAGTGGCGAGATGCTGCACACGCGGCGAGAGGTGAGACGGGTTGACGCTAAAGGGTGGGCGTGATACATAAAGTGCACCGACGGATTCTCCTCCCTGTTCCGCGGCCTGCTCGACTTGACCCCTCCGGCCCACCCCCGGAGGGGTTTCTCTTGCTAGACGTGCAGTATCGGGTTATATTCTGCGAAACTGTAAGGGAGGTCCGTCATGGACAAGAAGAAATCACTGGCGCCGAAGAAGTCCCCGCGACCCATGGATGCAGAAACGGGACGTGCAAACGCGACCCTGACTCGTGCTATGGGCGGTGCTGCAGCACGTGAGCGGCAGGATGCCGAGGCCGGGCGCATGGACGCCAAGCCTAAGGCCAAGGCCAAGGCTGGCATGAAGTCCAGCCCGCGCCCTAAGAAAAACCCGATGTACTGAGGTGAACCATGCCACTTATCACACCTTCGCTCAACACGAGCATCCGTGACGTACCGCGGGTTATCTGGAGCGGCATCGCCTCCGGCGACACGTTCGACGCCTTTACGCTCTGTCAGCAGTACGGACTCGCGGCTTCTGTCCAGATCACCGGTACGTTCTCTGGCGCAACTGTGACGATGCAAGTCAGTAATGACGGCACCAACTGGGTCACAGCGCGAGACTTGAGCTACACTGCGGTGTCGCTTACCGCCACAGGTTATGTTGAGCTGACGCTCTCCGCGGCCTACATCCGGCCGTCGATCGCTTCTGGCACTGCCACTGGGCTCTCTGTGATTATGGTCCTACGGGGTTCCCATGGGGTTTGACCTGCCGGTTCTTAACCGGCTTCGTCGGTTCGGCAGCGGCGTTATCCCCGCAAGCCTGTTTACCAACGCCGAACCCGGCGTGTGGTATGATCCGTCTGACATTACAACTCTGTTCCAAGACACCGCAGGCACAACGCCCGTAACCGCTCCCGGCCAGACTGTGGCCCTGATGCGGGACAAGTCCGGTCGTGGTAATAACGCCACGCAGGCCACCGCCGCGTCCCAGCCCACCTACGGCATTGTCCCGCTGGGGGGTCGCCGGAACTTGGGTTTGATGACATCCTTTACCTCTGTGACGGGGACCGCTGGCTCCCAAGTCCCAAACGCAACGGGTTGGTCAAACATCATCAACACTGGTGGCACAAGGACATATGTTGCATCCAGCCAGTTCCCCGGCGATCAGGCGCTTGATATCGCGGGCGTAACTGTGGCGCGCAACACGATTGCCTACACCATAACCCCGTTGGCCAGCACCACTTACACGGTCTCCTTCTGGATTGAGAGTGTGAGTGGCGTCAACGGGTTTGTTTCGTACGCTATTGGCGCGCAGACCTCCGGCCAAATCAACGATCCAACCTCGACTGGAAGGGTGTCGTATAATTTCACAAGCACTGCCGCCGCCGGTTCTGTGCAAATCCGTTTCGGCGTTGGCGCGTCTGGTAACGCAAGCGGAAGCATTCGCATCAGCGGTATTCAGGTCGAAGTTGGCTCCACCACCACCGCCTACCAGCGCGTGACCACCCAGTTCGACGTAACCGAAACCAGCGTCACCTCGTTGTCCTACCTGTCCTTCGACGGCGTAGACGATGGCATGGTCACGTCCACCATCACGCCGGGGACCGACAAGGCGCAGGTCTTCACCGGTGTGCAGAAGCTGTCAGATGCTGCACAGAAGATTGTTGCAGAGATGTCTGCGACTATTGCGTCGAATGCGGGCGCTTTTGCTCTTACTGCACCAAACAGCGCCGCTGCAAACTATAACTTCAGCAGCAAAGGCACGACACAGACTGATAATGTGGTGACAACGTATACTGCCCCGATAACAAGCGTTATCAGCGGCCTTGGCGACATTGCTGGTGCGTCAAACTTAATCCGCGTGAATGGCGCACAGGTCGGGTCAGTCCTTACAACCCAAGGCACGGGTAACTATCTTGCCTACCCGCTCTACATCGGTCGCCGTGGCGGCACCACGCTGCCCTTCAACGGTCGTATATACAGCCTGATCGTGCGCTTTGGGGCTAACCTGACTGCTGAACAGATCGGCGCGGCAGAGGCTTGGTCCAACTCGAAGACAGGGGCATACTGATGGAAATCACAACTATCGCCTGCCCTCCGGGGTTCACTGATCCCAACGTGAACCCGGAGACCGCCCCGATCTGGACAGATGGTACGATCAATTACCAAGTCGCCTCTGGCCCCATGGAGGGCTACACCACATCTGACCCTATCCAAGCCGCGCCAGATCGTATCAATGTGGTCGTGGGTATGGACGGCCTAGATGCACTCGCAGCAATGGGGTTGGTAGTCGTAGAGCCAGCGTTGCAAGAATGAACAGTTGTGTGTAAGCTACGGACAAGGAGTAACACATGGCAGGTCTGACAATACTTCGCGTCGTCGGTAACGATGAGCTTGTTCGCCAAGAGCGTGAACAGGCCGAGAGGGACCTTGCAGCGCGGCAGAGCAGCCCTGTCATGCTCGGCATCACGGCTTACCTCAAGCAGTGCTGGGATGCAGCGCGCATCTCGCGTGACCCCATCACCGACATCATGCTCATGGCCATGCGGCAACGCAACGGGGAGTATGAGGCCGATAAGCTCAACGCCATCAGGGCGCAGGGCGGATCGGAAGTCTACATGATGATTACCGAGGTCAAGTGTCGTGCGGCCGAGAGCTGGCTGCGGGACATCCTGCTCGACAACGGCTCGCCTCCGTGGGACCTCGTCCCGACACCCATCCCAGACCTGTCGCCCAAAGAGTCAGAAGAACTGCAGCTGGCCTTCGCCGAGCGCGTGATGGAGATTCTGCAGTCGTCAGGGCAGGCGCCGAGTAAAAGCCAGATCGCCGAGCTTAAAGAGATGGTCGGGCAGGAGTTCCGGTTCAAAATCTTGCAGGCGGCGCAGAACCGCGTCGACAAGATGCGGATCAAGATCGACGACCAGTTCGCCCAAGGCGGCTGGGCAGACGCGTTCAACGAGTTCATCACTGATCTCGTGACTTTCCCGGCGGCGTTCATCAAGGGGCCGATCGTCCGACGCCAGCGCTACCTCAAGTGGGAAGGCAGCAAGCTCGTTCCCGGTGAGCGCATTGCGCCTGAGTTCGAGCGCGTCAGCCCGTTTAACATCTACCCTGAGCCGGGCATCACACGCATCAATGATGGCTACCTGTTTGAGTACCATGAGATGACGCGGACCCAGCTGGCCGATCTTATCGGCGTGCCGGGCTACGACGACCAAGCCATCCGCAAAGTGCTGGAGATCGGCAACACCCAGTCGTGGGTGCAGGAGTGGCAGAAGGACTCACGCGAGGAGGAGGAGCGCAAGTTCCACACCGAGCTGCGCCCGACCGAGGTCTACGACGCGTTGGAGTTCTGGGGCAAGATTAGCGGTCGGATGCTGCAAGAGTGGGGCATGACCGAGGAGGAAGTGCCCGACGTCGACCGCGAGTACGACGCCAACATCTGGTGCGTTGGGAACTACATCATCAAGGCGGTGCTCAACTACGACCCGCTGGGCGAGAAGCCCTACGCCAAGACCAGCTTCATCAAGCAGCCCGGCGCCTTCTGGGGCAAGGCCATCCCCGAGATCATCGAGGACATCCAGAACGTCTGCAACGCAGCAGCCCGGGCTCTGGTCAACAACATGGCG